CCTTTAACTGCGGAAACACCACTTTGTGCCGCTCCCATGATTCCACCTGCTCCACCTTGCATAACAGAACTTGCTCCACCTAAAATATTTTGACCAACACCAGCAACCCCATTAAAAATAATTTGTTGTTTTTGGTTTTCTAATGAGTTTTTATTTCCTTGCAAGTAAGCTGAAATTAATTCTGTAATAACAGGTATATCATTTGGGTTAATATTTACAATTCCATATTGATTATCTAAATGATTCGTAGATTCTGTTTTATTGTTATAATCTTGAATAGAATATGTAACATTGTTACTTGTTCCAATACTTCCCTTTAAATTTAGATTCAAGTTTGATTGATAAATGTATTCTAATTTATAAGTAGAATGATTACCTTTCATATCATCCATTGTTAATAAAGTATAAGGATACATATATAACTTACTTTCTGAATAACTAGGGATACCATCATAACGTGAACCCAATGTAAATGTTTCTGTTTTAAAACGTTTAACATCTTTTACATATAACACATATAATTGTTTTCCAGCTTCACCAATAGATGTGTACTCAAATTTCTGATCGCTTTCAGTGAATCTTATATTTAAAGGTAGTTCTCCCCCACCTCTTACTTCAATTGGGCAACCAATACTTTCAGTCATAAAGATAGAAACAATATTATTTGTAGCACCTTCTAAACCATAAATTTCTGTTAAAAACTTTTCAGGGGTAGCTAATGGACTATCTTCTTCACCTTGCATATAGCTTATTCCTTCTCCATCTATTGTAAAAGGTAAAATATAATAACTAAATGGTTGCGCAATACCTGTATAAGTTGCCTCTGATTTTTTAGCATTTGTTCCATGCATTAATTCTTTTGCAATAACAACCATCCATTTAACACCTTTATTCGGCACATAATGGTTTAAATACACATCATCATATTCTAAACCGTAATTAAGTCCCTCATCAATTGTGTTTACAACAGGACTTCCATCACTATTCCATAAAGGACAATGTTCTCTCACCACAAAAGAAGGTTGGAATTTCATTTCAAACATCCAAGTATGTAAGACATCGATTTCAAAATATACATAAGTAGTGGAACTATTTTTTCGTGTTAATTTTGTAACAAAAGCATAAAACCATTTGTTATTGTATTCAGCATTCTGAAACATCATATAGCTAACATCACGTAAACTATCAATACTTGCATCTGCTGAAACATAAGATTTTCCATTATTTTCTACAAACGTTACTTCTCCCATAGAATGAACAGTCGGTCTTCCACTGAAATAAACAAATTGATCATTTCTATTGTCAAACCATCTTGTATTTTTATAATCATTAGAAAAGGGAACGCCTTTTTTAAAAAAGACGTTGCTCCCACTAACTGGTACGACTGCCATTTTAGACGCTCCTTTCTATTTCACTTCATACATTTCGAAATCTGACCATAAATTTTCATTGTCAAATTCATATTTTGATTGAGCAACTTTAATAATATCTCCTATAGAAACATGAATTAAAGTGTTTAAACTTCTATAAGTCCCATCACCTTCAATTTGGAAGACATCACCCGATCCTCCACCACTAACTTGTTCATGTTTTAAATGAATCCAATAGTTAGGAATACCTGTTCCAGTAACATGAATATTTTCACCTACTGAAACAGGATTAATTGTTGGTTTGGGAATCTTAGGGAGCAGTCACAGTTACTTTTGCAGTATCAGAAACAACTGTTTCCCCAACTTTAGCAGAGAATGTTACTGTTAATTTATCTGTTCCTGCTTCTTCAGTTGCATCAACATCTAATTTACCTGTTGCAGAATCAATTTTTGTTCCTGCTTTTGTTCCACCTGTTACTTCAAATTTCTTTTCAGTTACTGTTCCTTCACCTTCAGTTGTTCCAGAAAATGTTGTTGATTCACCAGCTTTTACACTAGCAGTTTTTGGATCAATTGTTGCTTTTGGTTCTGTTGGTGTTGGTGCATCAGCCGTACTAAATACAACCGCATTCTCAAGAGTTGAGCAAGAAAGAGTTTGCCATACATGGTAGAAGTAATTCCAGTATAAACCTTTTGCATTATACACATTTGTCATTTCAATGTTATTGTCGTAACACATGAACCAATCTTCATCAACAAGAGCCGCTTGTATTGTCGGATCAGCAAATTCATCAATAACCGTTACTTTACCCATGAAATCAGCTTTGCCCATATTGAATGCTGCCGCTAAAACTTCAACATCAATTTCCGCTTCTGTATCAGCCGTAATAAATAAATGTAGACCTTCAATTTCTGATCGAGTATGTACGCCTGTGTGATTATATTTACGAGAACCCATACCAAGTGTTAATTTACGAGCCGTTGCACGGATTTTCTTTACTAATTTTTTCCCCGAAGCTTCATCAGTAGGAGCTTCTACTTTTACATGATGGAAGAAGCCTTTTGCGTAAAACTCATCGATTAGCTTTCTCATGTATAAATACTCATCAACTTCAGCAGAGTTATAAAGAGCTTCAAAAATACCAGTAACAAAGTTATCTAAATTCTGATAAGAAACAAACGCCGCTTTTAATTCAGCCTGTGAAACAGTTTGCTCGTAGAAGTCTTCACGATTACGTTGATGGAAGAATGCTTTTGTATCAGGAATTTCACGTTTATAAAGAGTAGATTCCGCATCAGCAGGATCAAATTTCTTAGCTTTTGTAATATCTGTATAAATTTCTTCAATTGTGTAACCTAAAGGCATTGTTCCTTTTTTGAATTTACCAAGTGGATTGTTTAATGATTTATGTTTAATAACAACTAAACCAATACGATCTACCAATTGATTTAAAAAACTATTACGGTGTTCAGGTAAAGAGTTAATACCAATACCAACTTCACCAATATTTCGCTCGTCAGCTACTGGAACTGCTTTTGCATACGCTCCACCTAATTCATTACGAATCATATTTAATGTGTCAGCAGTTGTTTCAGCTCCCAACAATCCATTAACATCGTTCATGCTAATTTTAGCCATTTCTTTTTCCTCATTTCTACTATTATATTATTTATCTGAAATAAGATAGATATCTTACTACATTCATTAGTATGTTTTATTTTTTGTTTTAGGTAGTTTATTTTCCTTGTAAAGCATCACTTAAAGTGCGCTCTTTTTTCGCTTGTTCTTGTTGTTGTTCTTTTTGTTGTTCTTCTGATTGAGATTGTGAAGTTACTTTATTAAACCAATGCGCATTCGATTCACGTAATTTCGTGTTAGAAGTCATTAAATCTTCATTTAATTTAACAGTTTTTTCATAGTTTGTGTCATATACTGCATAATCTTCAGAAATAGAATCTACGATTTCACTTACACGTTTTTCGTCTACTTCACCTTTCAACAATTCTTGTAACATTTCATTGCGTTGTTCTTTTGTTAATTTCATACGATAACTTCCTTTCATTTTATTTCTAAGTCTTTTCAGACTCATTCAATAAGTCTCTTCTGACTTATATTATTCATCTTAATCTATGAATCTAATAAAGTCAACAAATATTTCTTGACGAAAAGTAATATTTTATGATATAATTTAAAGTTAAACTTTTTTATTCTATTATAGTGTTTTTATTTTTTATTTATTATTTTTTATTTTTTTCACTATATAATAGAAGAAACTAGTTTTGTTTTATCTTTTTGGTTTATTTATTATGATATTTTTCATTCATTTAAATCTTTTATAAAAATCTTTAAAAAAGTAGTTGTTTTTTAAAACATAAAATGATATATTTAATTCAACGAAAGAAACACAAAAATTTCTTTCATAAAATCATTAATAAAAAATTAAAATAAAACTAATCAGAAAGAAGGAATTTAAAATGGCAAAACATATTACTCGTACAATTGCATCAACAAAAATCGTAGTTGGAGAATTCAACAAAGAGGCACAAGAATTAGTTGCGATCGGGACTTTAACAGAAGAAGGCAAAATTGAAGAAGAAAAAGCAACAAAAATTATTCGCAAAGCTTTCCCAACTCAACAGGTAGTCGTTCTTGACCTTATCCAAGATGAAGCAAAATACAAAATTGATATTGAAACTTTCATTGCAAACGCTGAAAAAGTAGAAGATGAAGTAGAACAAGTAGAACAAGTAGAACAAGTAGAAGCTGATCTTTCAGAAGAACTACCTGCATAATATATAATAGAAGAAACTCGAAAATTTAATACAAACTTTTGTTTTAATTAATTGGGTTTCTTCTTTTTTCTTCTAAGAGGTGAAACAATGAAATTAAATGAATATAAATTAGGTTTTATTGGTGGTTTTGTTTTCGCTATTGTATTAGTTGGTGTATTAGCACTTTTTGTCTAAGAGGTGAAACAATGAAAAATAAAATACTTCATGAATTATTCGGTGATACAGGATATCCATCAATTAACCGTTTTAAAGCAATAGCAAATGCTCTCATCATTGTATTGTTTGGTTTCATCTTTTATCTTTTGACTTTAATCTTTTAAGAGGTGTTAAAATGATTTCAGATTATTTTACAAAACGTTTATCAGGGAGATATATATTTTTACGTAGAAAACCTAAACAAATGTTGAAAAGGTTTTGAACTTAATCTTCTAAGAGGTGAAACAATGAAAAAATATATTTATACTGATAAGGGAATTTATATTGGTTATTGTTGTGAAGAACAAACAATATTATATCTTTCTAAGATAAAAGGTTTGTATCTTGAAGATTCTAAGAGGTGAAACAATGAAAGGAAAAGAGCTATTCCTTCTATGTTTTATGTGGTGGTTATCGGGTTTATCTCTTGGTCTTTTCATTTGGTCTTGCTTTTAAAATTGCTACGGTTAACTACGACTAACTATCGTAAGTCTCGTAACACCCTAGAACCTGCGAACTAAAATCACTTCGTTCTTTAAGCCCTTAAGATCTTCGGGGGAAAAGAAAAAGCTCTCTTGGATAAGGCGGAACGCCGTATCCTCGGAGAGCTTGCTTTGAACACTTAGTGAACGTGAAGGACGTAGTCCAGTGAACTTAGTGAGAAAGTACTAGACGATTACAAAATCTTAAGGTCAAGACCTTTAGAGATTGTTGAG